CCGATCGTGGTCGACGCCGAGGACGTGATCATCGTCGGCCACACCCGGTGGAAGGCGGCCCGCAAGATGGGTCTGGCGTCGGTGCCGGTCCACGTGGCCGCCGACCTGCCGCCGGAGAAGGCCCGGGCCTACCGCCTGGCCGACAACCAGACGGCCTCCCTGTCCGAGTGGGATCTGGAAAAGCTGCCGGCGGAACTCCTGGGCCTCCAGGAGATGAACTACGACCTGGGCCTGCTGGGCTTCGGCGACGAACTGGCCAGGCTCATCGACCCGGGCGTCCGCGACGGCCTGACCGACCCCGACGCCGTGCCGGCCCCGCCGGACGAGGCCGTCACGCGCCCGGGCGACCTGGTGCTCCTGGGCGATCACCGGCTGCTCTGCGGAGACAGCGCCTCGGCCGCGGACCTCGACCGGCTGCTCGACGGCGCGACCATCGACCTGGTGAACATGGACCCGCCCTACAACGTGAAAGTCGAGCCGAGGAGCAACAATGCCATCGCCGCCGGCCTGTCGAGCTTTCACCTGGTGGAGTACGTGGCCTGGCTGATCGTCAGGCTGTCGGAAGCGTCGGGAGGCGGAGCCGACCCGGAGAAGTAGAAGCGGGGCGACGTGATGGAACACGCCGCCCCCAGGCAAGCACTGACCCGTTGAAGGAGTGCTCACCATGTTCCTCGCCAGAAAGTATCGACCAAGATGGCTCTGGACTTCACCCGCATTTCGCCGGCGGCGCTGGTACGGCTGCTGAACTCGACGCGGCTCGGCCGCTGCCTCACCGAGCGGCAGCTCTACCGCCACCGGATGGAGGCGGGGCTGCGCATCGGAGACGAGCGGCACATCCACCTGCTGCGCTACGCCTCGTGGCTGGCGGCGCGACTGGCGGCTAAGGAACGCTCTTTCGGGAATCGCATGGTCAACGATAAACAACTCCAATATAAGCGGCACAAGAAGCGGGCCGCCCAGCGGCAGGCGGAGATCGCCGAGGAGGGGCAGGAGATCGGACCGCCGCCGGCGGTGGTCAACCCCAAGCGGCGCGAGGCCTGCCGGCTGAACTTCCGGCTGTTCTGCGAGACCTACTTCAAGCCGGTCTTCTACCTGGAGTGGTCCCCCGACCACCTGCGGGCCCTGGCCAAGATCGAGCGGGCGGTGCTCCAGGGGGAACTGTTCGCCTTCGCCATGCCCCGCGGCTCGGGCAAGAGTGAACTCTGCCGGGCGGCGGTGGTCTGGGCGGCACTGACCGGCGCCTGCCGCTACGTCTGCCTGATCGCGGCCACCGACCGCATGGCCCGCAAGATTCTGCGGAAGATCTACAACGCCCTGGAGCGAAACGACCTCTTGATGGAGGACTTCCCCGAGGTCTGCCACCCGGTCAAGAAGCTCGAGCGGACGCCGCAGCGGGCCATGAAGCAGCGGTGCCAGGGCGAGTACACCATGATGGTCTGGACCCACGCGGAGATCGTGCTGCCGGCGGTCAAGGTCCAGGGGCAGTGGTCGGCGGCCTCGGGGACGATCATCAGCGTCTGCGGCATCACCGGCGGCGAGATTCGCGGGCAGTCGAAGGACATGCCGGACGGCACGGTCCTGCGGCCCAGCCTGGTGCTGCTGGACGATCCGCAGACCAAGGGCAGCGCCAAGAGCCCCACGCAGTGCCAGGACCGCGTGGAGCTGCTCCAAGGCGACATCCTGGGCCTGGCCGGGCCGGACCGGACCATCGCCGGCATGATGCCATGCACGGTGATCCGCCCCGGCGACATGGCCGACGAGATCCTGGACCAGGAGAAGCACCCCGAGTGGCACGGCGAGCGGACCAAGCTGGTCTACGCCTGGCCCGACGCCGAGGCCCTGTGGGAGGAGTACGCCAACCGCCGGGCCACGGGGCTGCGGCGCGGCGACCCCTCGGCCGCCACGGAGTTCTACCGGTCCCATCGCTCGGCCATGGACGCCGGGGCCGTGCTGGCCTGGCCCGAACGTTTCACCTCCGACTGCCTGTCGGCCCTGCAGTACGCCATGAACCTGAAGCTGCGCGACGAGGCCATGTTCGCCGCCGAGTACCAGAACGAGCCGCTGACGGCCAAGGAGGAGTTGGACTGCCTGACCGCCGAGGAGATCGCCGCCAAGTGCAACCGCCGGCCGGAGGGCGCGGTGCCGGCCTCCTGCGGCCGCCTGGTCATGTACGTCGACGTGCAGAAGAAGTGCCTGTACTACGCCGTGGTGGCCCTGGAGGCGAACTTTACGGCCTACCTGGTGGAGTACGGCGCCTGGCCCGACCAGCAGCGGCACTACTTCGCTTACCGCGAGGTGCGGCGGACGCTGGCCACGGCCCACCGCGGCCACGGCGAGGAGGCGGCCATCTACGCCGGCCTGCAGTCCCTGGTGGAAGAGAAACTTGGTCGCCCCTGGCCGCGCGACGACGGGGCCGAGATGCGGATCAGCCTGTGCCTCATCGACTCGGGCTACCAGAAAGACACGGTCGAGCTGTACGTCCGGCAGAGCAAGTACGCCGCCACAGTGATGTCGGCCAAGGGCTTCGGCGTGGGGGCCTCGTCGGTGCCGCTCGAGGAGCGGACCAAGAAGAAGGGCGAGGAGGTCGGCGACGGCTGGAAGATCACCGGCAGCCAGGGCGAGCACGCCGTGCGGCTGCTCCTGATCGACACCAACCACTGGAAGAGCTTCCTGCACGCCCGCCTGGCCGTGCCCCTGGGCGACGCCGGCTGCCTGTCGCTGTGGGGCAAGAGCGAGCAGCGGCACCGCATGATCTCCGAGCACTTCACCAGCGAGTACCGCGTGCGGACCGAGGGCCGGGGGCGGAAGGTGGACGAGTGGAAAGAGACGCCCGGCTACGACAACCACCTGTTCGACTGCGCCGTCGGCTGTATGGCCGCCGCCAGCATGGTGGGCTGCCGGCTGCTGGGCAAGCTGCTGCCGGCCAAGAAACCCAAGAAACCCGTCAAAAAACGGAAAGCCAAATACCTGTAGAAAGGAGCACACATGAGCAAGGGACGCAAAGAACATCGCGACCACGGCCCCTCGGCCGGGCAGTCGAAGGCCATCGAGCGGGCGAAGCGGGACTTCGAGGCCCCGCCGCCGGCGGCACCGGAGGCGGAGACCCACGTCGGCCGGCCCCCGGGGGCGGCGACCATCGAGCGGCCGGTGGCCGAGGCCGTCCCGGCCCGCTGTACCCGCTGCGAGGGCACGAAGCACCGCGTGCAGCGCGGGGCCGGGCCGCTGGTCCGACAGATCGCCGGCCGATCGCGGCTTACCGGCGAGCCCTACCGCTACGTGGTCTGGCGGAACGTGGTCTGCGAGTGCGGCCAGCACTTCCGCGTCCGCGAGGAGACCATGCACGATCCGCGCCAGTGACCGCTGGAACCGTTGCCGCCGTGCTGGCCGATTGCGGGGCGGCGAAAGAATAAACTGCATTTCGCATTTTAATCTTTCCAACCCTGCTTTTCGGCCATTGCGGCCGCTGGATTCTCACCGGTAGACTCTGACCATGGCGACGCACGCCGAACAGATGGTCGAGAAACTGGAGCAGATGCTCCTGGAAAACGCCGGCCTCACCGAGGTGACCGTGGACGGCCAGAAGGTGGCCTACGCGGACCTGGAGGCCAAGCTCGACCACTGGCAGGCCAAGGTGCGCGAGCAGCGAAGCGGCAAGGCGACGGTTTCGCGGATTCGGCTGGACAGGTTCTGAGCATGGACACGACACTCGACAATCCGGCGGCAGACCTGCGACCCGCTCGCCGGGGCGCGGCCGCTCGCGGACTGGCTTCCGCCGGCGGCTACGACGCCGTCGAGGGCCGCGGCCGACGCCGGCCGCCCCGCGGCGACCTCCGGGCCGAGGACCTGATCCTGCCCTCGGCCAAGCGCAGGAAGCTGGTCGGCACCGCCCGCGACGTGATCCGCAACTACTCGACCGCCGCCTGGATGGTCCGCTGCCACCTGGACTACGTGAGCAGCTTCGCCTTCCAGTCGCGGACCGGCAATGACGCCCTGGACGGCCAGATCGAGGACCTCGTCTGGCGGGCCGGTCTGCGCCGCAACTTCGACGTGGGCGGCCGCTTCAGCCGCTCCAAGGGCCTGCGGGTCAGCGAGGCCCGGCGGGTGCTCGACGGCGACGTGTTCTGGGCAAAGCTCACCAGCGGCCGGGTGCAGCTCGTGGAGGGCGACCGCGTGCGGGTGCCCGCCGGCGGCCTGCCGCCGGGGAGCGGCTGGACGGCCGAGGATTTCCCGACGCAGAACCAGGGCATCAGCGTCAGCCCCGGCGGTCGCCTGCAGGCCGTCTGCGTCTGTCGCCGCGGGGCCAGCGGCAGCGGCTACGAGTTCGAGCGGGTCATCCCCGCCCGGAACATCTGGCAGCACGCCTTCTGGGACACCACCTACCGCGTCGACCAGGTCCGCGGCATCACGCCGCTGGCGCCCGCGCTCAATACCCTGCAGGACATCTACGAGGGCCTGGACCTGGCCCTGGCCAAGGCCAAGGTGGCCCAGATGTTCGGTCTGATCTTCTTCCGCCAGGCGGTCGAGGAGAAGGAAGGGTGGGCGGTCAACCGGGCGGCGACCTTCGACGACGACGCCACGGCGACCGACGAGGACGGCGACGGCCTGGACGACACCACCGGCGAGGCGGTGGCCGACACCGACCGCTACGACGTGGACCCCGGCAGCGGGCCGTTCAAGCTGGAACTGGAGCGGGGCGACGACGCCAAGTTCCTCTCCACCAACACCCCCGAGGCGGAGCTGCTGGCCGCCCTGGAGTTCGCCACCGATCTCAGCCTCAAGAGCATGGACATTCCGTATTCGTTCTACAACACCTCCAAGGCCAACTACTACGGCCGCAAGGCCGACATTCAGCAGTACGAGGCCTCGGCCCGCTCGAAGCGCGAGGACAACGTCCAACTGCTGGACGAGTGGACCGCCTGGCGGCTGCGGCTCTACATCCTGGACGGCACGCTGACGCTGCCGGGCGGGATGACCCTGGACCAGGTCTCCTGGGAATGGGTGGCCACGGGCATGCCCTGGGTGGACAAGCTGCGGGACATGAAGGCCGACCAACTGGCCATCGAGGGCAATCTGGACAGCGAGGTCCGGGCGGCCCGCCGCAGCGGCCAGGACGCCTACGAGATCGCCCGCGAGCGGATGGACTACGAGGCCTGGCTGATGGCCGAACGGCAGAAGCGCAATCTGCCGCCGAAGCCGACCGCCGCCGCGGGCGACGAGAACAAGCCCGCCGGCACGACCGACAGCGAGGGAAAGGTGGACGACGATGCCTGAGCGCATGACCAGCCCGGCCGCTCCGCAACATGCCCGCCTGGAGAAGCTGGCCGACCGTCCGCGGTACCAGCGCACACCGGCCTCGCGCGGCCTGGCCGCCGGCGGGGCCACCGACGCCTCGCCCGCGCCGCGGGTGACCCGCGACGGCGGGGACTATGCCGCCGGGCTGATCCGCGGCGTCTCGCTCTGCACGCGGGGCGAGGCCCTCGGTCATTACCGATGGCTGGACAGCGAGTTCATCGCCTCCGTGGCGGATGGGTCCGCTTCCAGCGGCAACGGCGTCAAGGGCCGGTTCACCCACCCCTCGCTCTCGGGCGACGGCCTGGGGACGTTCCTGGGCCGCACCAAGGCCGCCCGCCTGGATGATCGTGGCGAGCGCGTGCTGGGCGACCTGCATTTCTCGCGGGCCGCCCACCGCAGCCCGGACGGCGACCTGGCCAGCTACGTCATGGACCTGGCCGAGGGCGACCCGGAGGCCTTCGGCACCTCCATCGTGTACGAGCCCGACTTCGAGGCGGAAGTGGACTTCGCCCTGGAACACGGGGCCGAGGAGAAGGAAGACGAGTTCGGGCCCTATATCAGCCTGAAGAACTTCCGGTCGCCCGACCCGGACAACACGAAGAACATGCCCCATGCCCGACTGAAGGCCCTGCGGGCCTGCGACGTGGTGGACGAACCGGCGGCCAACCCGGCCGGCCTGTTCCACCGCGAGCAGCAGTTCGCCCAGGAGGCCGAGGGCCTGATGTCCTACGCCCTGGGCCTTTCGCCGGCCGCCCCGGCCCTGACGGCCCTGGGCTCCAACGTGCACCCGGACCGCGTCAAGGGTTTCGTGGCCCGGTTTCTGGACGAGCACGAACTAACCATCATATCTAAGGAGAAGGCTATGAGCACCCCGACGGAAACACCGGCCGTGGACGCAACCCAGCCGCAGGGCGGCGCAGGGCAGTCCGCAACGGCCGAACCGACGACAGACGCCGAGCAGCCCGCGTCCGGCAGCCAGCAGGCCGCCGGCGGCGAGCCCGCCCCCGCCCCGACCGCAGGCGATCCGCCGAAGCTGTCGGACGGCCGCGCGGAGTGCCAGCGCTTCCTGGAGGCCTTCGGGCCGGCCGGCGGGACCTGGTTCGCCGAGGGGCTGTCCTTCGAGACGGCACAGGCCAAGCATGCCGAAACGCTCACGGCGGAGAATGAGGCCCTGCGGAAGCGCCTGGCCGACGCCGGCGCAGCCGCCGGCGAGGAAACGCCCCTGGCCTTCCAGCCCGCCGCCGGGCGGCCGTCGGACAACGGCCTGGGGGAGAAACTCGGCAAGGTGTTGCCGAAGGGCCTGGCGGCCTTCGCCGCCGGGATCAAGCTGCCGACGAGAGAGAAGAAGAACTGACCCGGGCGCCGGGGCGGTTGCCGAGTGACCATCTGAGCGGGCCCAAAGAGGCCAGCGAGCAACAGAGAAACGGAGGCAGGTAACATGGCGGACGAGCGAACCACACTACTGGACATCGCCAAGGCGAACGGAGCCGACGCGACGGCGGGGCTGATCGAGGAAGCGGCCAAGGCCACGCCGGAAATCATCCGTCTTCCGGCCCGCCCCATCCGCGGCACGAACTTCAAGACCCTGGTGCGCACGGGCGTGCCGGTGGCCGGGTTCCGCGGGGCCAACGAGGGCACCGACGCGGTGAAGTCCACCTGGATCAACCGCCTGGTGGAGGCCTTCATCCTCAACCCGCGGTGGGAGTGCGACAAGGCGGTCGCCGACGCCTACGAGGACGGGGCCGAGGCCTGGATCGCCATGGAAGCCTCGGGCATCCTGCAGGGCAGCCTGATCGCCCTGGCCACGCAGTTCTACTACGGGATCAGCGGCGGCGGACATGCCAAGGGCTTCCCCGGCCTGGTCGAGGTCTACGACTCGACCAACATGGCCGTGGACGCCGGCGGCACCACCGGCTCGACGGGCTCCAGCGTCTGGGGCGTGAAGTTCGGCCCGCAGGACGTGCAGCTCGTGGTCGGACAGGGTGGAGACATCGCGGTCAGCGACGTCCGGACCGAGACGATCCTTGACGACGCCTCGAAGAAGCTCACGGCTTATGTGCAGGAACTGCAGGCCTGGGTCGGCCTGCAGGTGGGCTCGGTCTACTCGGTGGGCCGCATCAAGAAACTCACCGCCGACGACGGCAAGGGCCTGACCGACGACCTGGTCGCCGACATGCTGGACCTCTTCCCGATCGGCAAGAAGCCGGACGTGCTGTTCATGAGCCGCCGCTCGCGGGGCCAGCTCCGCAAGAGCCGCACGGCGGTCAACGCCACGGGTGCCCCGGCGCCGATTCCGCTGGAGTCGCACGGCATCCCGATCGAGGCCACCGACGCCATCGTGGACACCGAGGAACTCACGCTCTAGGCCCCGTTTGTCGGACCCGCAGGAGACGCGGCGGCAACTGGACGAGAACGAGACAGGTACACGCTTACCCACCTGAAAGGGGAATGAACATGGGATTCGGAATTGAGGATGCGAAGCTGAAGGTGACTCGGCTTCTGCCGGCGGGAGCGGAGACCGTGTACTCCGATGGCATCGACCTGGGCGGCGGCGACATCGTCGCCCCGTGCGAGGTGAAGATCTCGGCGCCGGCGGTGACCACCGGCGAGCTCGACGACGACCACACCATGTCGTACACGCTGCAGATGGACAACGACTCGGCCTTCGGATCGCCGACCACTCTGCTGGCGGACCTGATCACGCAGACCGGCGCCGCCGGGGCCGGGGCGGCCGCGGCGACCAAGACCGTGCGGCTGCCGGTGGCCTGCGAGCGCTACATCCGCCTGGCGGCCACGGCCTCCCACGCCGACGACGCCAGCGCCAAGACGGCGACCCTGCAACTGCTGCTCTAGAACTGCTGCGGCTGCGGCGGAAGCGCGGTGACGGCCGTCCATCGCTACGGCGAGGGGTCGAGCCCCAACAAAAAAGGAGATTTGCCATGCGACGCAGTGTGATGATCCTCTCGGTGCTGATCGTGGCCGCCGCAGCCGCCTGGCTGGTGGCCGCGGGCCCCACGGTGGAGCAGCAGCGAAAGCTCAACAACATGCACCCGGCCGCCAAGGAGGCCAACCTGGGCGAGCGTCTGAGCCAGCTCGACACCGACGGCACGTACCTGGGCTCCGGCCAGCTCACGGCTGACGAGCTGGCCGCGATCACCGGGGCGGCCGCGCCGAGCGCCGCGAACGTGTTCGCGACCGCGGCCGACGTGGTCGCCGGCGGGGCCCTGGCCTCGGGCAAGATCATCCTGGGCGACGCCCTGGGCGCTCCCCAGCCCGTCACCCCCACGGGCGACGTGACCATCACCAACGCGGGCGTCACGGCCATCGCCGCCGATTCGATCATCAATGCCGACGTCAAGACCACGGCGGCCATCGCCTGGAGCAAGCTGGCCGCCCTGGCCACCGGGCAACTGGTGGTCGGCAACGGGGGCGTGCCCACGGCCACGACGCTCTCGGGCGACGTAACGGTCAACGCCTCGGGCGTGGCGGCCATCGGCGACGCCAAGGTTACGGCCGCCATGCTGGCCGGGGCCGTGCCCTACAGCAAACTGACCCTCACCGGGGCGCTGCTGAATGCCGACGTGAACGCCTCGGCAGCCATTGCCTGGAGCAAGATGGCCCCGCTGGCCGATGGCAAAATACTCCTGGGCAACGGCACGAACGTGGCCACGGCGGTGACGCCGAGCGGCCATGTGTCGATGACCAACGCCGGAGTGGTTTCGCTGGACCTGCACGCCGTCACGGCCGCCACCGCCGTGCCCGACGTGGCCGACCTGGTGGCCATCGCCGACGAATCCGCGGGGGGCGATCCGACGCTGGCCTTTACCGTGGCCGAGCTGCTGACCGCCGCCGGCGACGTGACGGCGCTCTCGGCCGCCCCGGCCGTGGACGACCGGCTGCTGGTGACCGACGAATCGACGGCCGGCGACCCGGCCCGCTCGATCACCGTCCAGGAACTCCTGGACGCCGCCAACGCCCTGGGAGACATCACGCCGGTGATCACCACGGCGGGCACGGACAAGATCCTGGTGGTCGACGCCACGGACAACACGGCCAAGACCGGCACGCTGCTGGAGATCCTGACGGCGGCCGCCGGCGACGGCCTGGACCAGGATGCCACGTCCGGAGCGCTGGCCCTGGGCGTGCACAACCTGGGGACCACCGTGGCCGCGCCGGTTATCACGGCCGCGGGGAGCGATTTTCTGGCCGTGTCTGACGAGTCCGAAGCCGGCGACCCCACCGGCAAGGCCAGCTTGTTCTCCGTCTTGACGGCGGCTGCCGGCGACGGGCTGGCCCAGGACGGCACCACCGGCGCCCTGGGCATCACGGCGGCCACGGCCGACCGCGTGCCCTATCCCACCGCCAGTTCGGTGGACAACACCAACGGCACGGCGACGGTGACCATTCAGGTCAAGAACGCCATCGCCGCGAACCTGGCGGCCAGCGTCCTGGTGAGGTTCTGGACGGGCACCGCCAACGACTACGGCGTGGATGCCCTGACCGGCCTGACGGTGGCCAGCGGCACGCAGCAACGGGCCGTGGAGGCCAACGCCGAGCTGATGATCGTCACCACCGCGGCCGGGGTGGCCACGGTCACCGTGACCCAGGCGGCAGGCACGTATTACGCCTGGGTGGAGGTCGGGGGCCTGATTGCTCCCGTGACCATCACCATCACCGGGCCGTAACGAGCGAGACCAGGGACCATGGCCACCAGTTTCCACAATGCGGTGCTCGGCGCTCACAACGCCATCCGGTCCAGCCGGGGCCTGGCGGTGACCTACCGCCGCGGTTCGTCCGAGGTGTCGCTCACCGCCGTGGCCGGCCGCACCCGGGTGAGCGCCGAGAACGAGTCGGGCCTGCTGGTGGAGTCCCGGCAGCGGGACTGGCTGGTCCGGGCCGCCGACCTGCTGTTCGGGTCGCAGAGTTTCCGGCCGGAGGTCGGCGACCTGGTCCGGCTCGAGGAGGGGCCGGACGTCCAGGACTTCGAGGTGCAGCGCCTGGCCGGCGAAAGCTGCTACGAGGCCTGCGACGACCTGGGGCACGTGCTCAGAATCCACAGCCGGCAGGTGAAGACGGCAGAGGCCTGAGCCCTGCGGCCTGGCCGCCCCGGAAACCACAGGCTGATCGGAGAAACCCATGGCACACGAGAAGATCAATGCATCCGGCGAGATCGTGCGGGAGTCTGTGGATCTGGCCGATGTGGACGTCAACGCCCTGATCAGCGGCATCGCCGGCGAGACGCCCAAAACGCTGGCCAACCTGAATGCGACGCTGAACGCGCCCGCCCAGGCCGGCGAAGCGGCCTCCGCGGCGGCGACGGTGGTGACGGCCATCGTCGGCAAGGCCGCGGCCATCAATCCGGGCTCGGCGGTCTCGGTCTCCAACGCCTCGGCCACCATCGCCGCGGCCAACGCCGCCCGGCGGAGCATCACCATCACCAACCGCAGCCTCACGGCCAGGCTGGACGTGTTCAAGGGGTCGCCCGCCGTCGCCGGCGGCGGCATTCCTCTGGCTCCCGCCGCCGACGCCGAACATCCTGGCGACAGCGTCTCGTTCAGCGACTATACCGGCATCGTGACCGGCATCATGTCGGCCCTCGACGGCACAGTGGGCAACGTCTCCGTGACGGAGGTCTGAGGCTATGACAGACCAGATTCACAAAGCTCCGTGGATTCCCAATGTGGCACGTCTATCCGGCCTGTTGGCTCCGCGCAAAATGAAGTGGCTGAAAGAGGTGGTCTGGCAGACCCGCTTCACGGCCACCGGCAACACCGCTCCAAACCCTCAGGGCATCGCCTCGGGCGGCTCGTCGGCCTGGTCCAGCGAGTACATTCCGGAGCACGCGGACCTGCACCCCTGCTTCCGCATCATCGACGACGGCGGCGGCACCATCACCAGCGTCTACAGCGAGATCACCCTGGGGTCGGCCATCAACCTCGAAGGATGTCACGGCCTGCTGCGTCTTTACATCGACCCCGGCGTGATCGGGGCTGGCAGCGATTGGGCAAAGCTCATCCGCTGCTACGTCCGGCTGGACCAGGGCGCAAATACCGCCGTCTACCAGGTCTGGCAGCAACTGCCGACCGGCACCAGTCGGTACGCCTACCCCGGTTGGGTAGATTTGCCCTTCTGCCTCTCCCGCCCCTCGACCAGCTACCCTGACGGCGGCACCGGGATGGTGGACCTTTCGGCCATCACCAAGGTTCGCCTGGCCTTCAACCTGTCGGCCGGGTCGGCCACGACCAACATCCGCATCGCCCCGGACGCATTGACGTTCTTCACCGTGAAGAACGACAAGGCGCTGGCGGTGGTGGAGTGCGATAGCGCGTTCAAGGGCAGCAAGGTGTTGGGCGACTACGCACTCACCAAGGGATTCCCGATCAGCTACATGGTCGCCCCCAGACTGTTCGGCATGACAGACGCCGAGGCGGCAACGGCGGGCCTGGAAACCATTTCGACCCTTCAGGGACTCAAGGCTGACGGACACGAAATGGGGCTCTATCTCAAGATGGAGACCGATGACGCCTCGCGGACGGTCGAGAGCGGCACCGCAGCAGACGCCTCGGAGGCCATCAACAACTACCTGGCTGGCATGGCCAAATACAACCTGATCACCGACGGCCTGTTCTCCCTCTCGCAGGCGGGCACTACCGGCTTGGATGAGCCGATGTTCCGCGAGATCTCCCGTCGCGGGTTCCGCACTCTTTTCGGCGGCTATGGCCCGTCAGGCGCCATGCTGCCGAGGGCCATGTACGACTCCCGATTCTCGTACTACAGCCTGGGGGCCAGCCAGTACCCCGGCCCGGTCTACGCCGGCGGCACACCACAACTGCCGGGCTACACCCGCACCCATGGCGGGGCAGCTACCTACGCTGCTCTTGACGTCGAGTCTGAGAACGACCTGGCCGAGTACGCCGACTGGGCCGACTGGCACATCAAACTGGCCATCTATCGCTACCTGGGCCTGGGGACGGCCACCGGCTACG